TTAGGTATGGTTCAAAAAAAGAGAGGAAGAAAAAGTGAGCGAAGCACTAAGAAAAAACATTGAAATAATCGTAAAGCAGAGCGGCGGTAGGCTAGATGATGAAGTCAAGCAAGAATTCATCCAGCTATGCCAGCAACACTTCAACTACCGACCTGATATGACTTGCGGAAAATGTATCTATAAGCACGCTGTAAAATTACACAATCTATGAAATTAAGTGATATAAAAGCAAACCCAAATAATCCTCGAATCATAAAGGATGACAAGTTTAAAAAGCTTGTTAAAAGCATTAAGGAGTTTCCTAAAATGATGGCTTTGCGACCAATGGTGGTAAACCAAGACAATATAGTGCTTGGAGGGAATCTCCGTTTAAAAGCATTAAAAGAGCTGGGATATACTGAGGTGCCTGATGAGTGGGTTAAGCGAGCAAAAGACCTAACAGAAGACGAGGTAAGGCGTTTTATCATTGCTGATAACGTTGGATTTGGTGAACACGACTGGGAGATGTTAGCGAATGAATGGGATAGTGGAGAGTTAGAGGATTGGGGCTTAGATGCTTGGCAAAATATAGACGATATAGAAACAAGTGATGAGTTTAGTTTGCCTGATGGAGATAAAGAACCATTTCAGCAAATGACATTTACCTTAGCAGATGCACAAGCAGAGCAAATAAAAAACGCAATAGCTAATGTAAAGAAAACAGAGGAGTATAATTATGTAGAAACATTTGCAAATGAGAACAGCAATGGAAATGCACTTTATTTAATCGTAATGCAATGGGCAGAGCAAAGGACATAATCGTAAAGGTCATACCAGCAAAGATTGCTAATGAGTTTGTAAAAAAACATCATTATAGTGGCAAGGTTGTGCCGAATAGCACTTTGCACTTTGGTTGTTTTTTAGATGGTAAATTACACGGAGTTATGAGTTATGGTAGCCCATTTAGAAAAGATAAAGTTTTACATTTTGTAAAAAACACAGGATGGAATGAAATGCTTGAACTTAACAGAATGGCTTTTGACGATTATTTACCAAAATACTCCGAGAGCCGTTGTATTGCAGTTAGCATTCGACTTATTAAAAAAAATGCTCCACACATAAAATGGATTTTAAGTTTTGCCGATGGAACGCAATGTGGTGATGGCACAATTTACAGAGCAAGTGGGTTTTTGTTATTGGGAATACAAAAAAACAATGGAATAATAAAATTAGAAAATGGAGAAATAAGAGCCTCAGTTACCTTTACAAAGGGTAAGGCAATTCTAAATAATAACGGAAAGGCATCAATTCCTGAAACCTCTATAAAATTAGATGGTTTTCAGTTTAGGTACATTTACCTAATAGACAAAAGCTGCAAAATAACCGTGCCTATTTTACCATTCAGCAAAATAGATGAAATGGGTGCTGGAATGTATAAAGGGGAAAAAATAACCCTTCAAGAGAGGAGGGCTAAAGAGAGCGATAAGGTCGATTCGAACGCCAATTCTAAGCTGGAGGCTTAGCGTGTTACCATTACACTATTATCGCATAATTGAAATACAAATATAATAAAAATATATGAACAAAGTTAAACAGCATAAAAAGGCGATGATAGAAGCACTAGAGCAATCGCTCGGTGTTGTAACAACAGCTTGCAAGAAAGTAGGCATTGGAAGAACAACGCACTACTTATGGATGAATGAGGATGAGGAATACAAAAAGCAAGTAGAAGCAGTCGGGGATGTAGCTCTAGACTTTGCGGAATCTCAACTCCATAAGCAAATTAAAGAAGGCAGTACAGCCGCCACTATATTCTTACTGAAGACCAAAGGGAAAAAGCGAGGTTACATAGAGCGTCAGGAGATACAGCAAGAGACAACTTTCAAGAGCCTTGATATAAACCTAGTTGAAAGCGATGTTCCTTTAGCTGGTAGCGAAAAAGACATAAAAGATTAAAGCATCTGCACTATATAAAAAGAACTATCAATCAACGGCAGATGTAGTAGTCAATCAGGGCGGCACATCTTGCTTCGCTGGTGATACCTTGGTCGTAACTGATAAGGGAAGTAAGCGTATTGCAGATATTAAGGTAGGCGATATAGTAAAGTGTAGAGACATAGACAAAGGAAAAGACACATATAAGCGTGTTGTAAATCTATTTAACTACGCTAACAACAAGCCGACAATCAGGGTGAAACTCAAAAATGGTTGTGAGATAATAGCCACAGCAGACCACAAATTTTACTACGAAGGCGGTTGGCATAGTCTAAGAAATATATTATCTTTGATAGATGGAAGTATGGAAACCAATACCTAATTTTAGTCGATATGAAGCGAGCAATTATGGGAGATTGCGAAGTCTAAACTACAAAAGGACAAACAAGTGTAAAGTATTGAAGCCTGCGGATTCAGAAGGCTATCTAAAAACGATGCTACAAAATGACAGCGGTCAATACAAAAGTTGGAGTGTTCATAAATTCGTTTGCCTTGCTTGGTTAGGTCCTAAAGGTAAAGGGCAAGAGATAAACCATAAGGATGGCAATAAGCAAAATAACGCAATAGAGAACTTAGAATACTGCACAAGGTCTCAAAACATTAAACACGCATACAAAAACAATCTACTCACCCCACCAGTTGGCAGTAAGAATGGTATGGCGAAACTCAATGAACAGCAAGTTAGAGAAATAAGGCAACACGCTGCAGAAAATGGTAGGTATTATGGCAGGAAGCAGTTAGCCGAAAAGTACAAAGTTTCAGAATGTACAATCAAAGAAGTGGTTACAAGGCGAAAAAATAAATTCTACAATGCTTGATATAACCGATATAGAAAGCTGGGAATACATTAATGAAGATGCAGTATATGATATAGAGGTAGAGGACTGCCACAACTATTATTTAGATGTAGGCAAAGAAGTATTAGTACACAATTCAGGGAAAACGTATGCTATCCTTCAGGTGTTATTCAGTAAAGCAATCGCCAATACTTGCACTATTACAGTTGTAGGGCAAGACATACCAAACTTAAAAGTCGGAGCGTTAAGGGATGCAATAGACATACACAATGGCAGCGATGCGATAAAACAGCAAGTAACATTTTACAACAGGAGCGATAGGGTCTTTACCTTCAAGAATGGTAGCATAATGGAATTTAATAGCTACGACAACGAACAAGATGCAAAGTCAGGAAAAAGAGACTACCTATTTGTCAATGAAGCAAATGGCATACCCTATAAGCTTTATGAGCAGTTAGCATTGAGGACAAGAAAGCAAGTCTTTATTGATTACAACCCTGATACAGCATTTTGGGTCCACGAAAAAATAATACCACTTCCTCAATCGCAGCTAATAATTTCAGACCATAGGCATAACCCATTTCTAAGCGACAAGATTAGGGAAAAGATAGAAGCACTAAAAGATAAGGACATTGATTTATGGAAGGTCTATGCAAGAGGCAAAACAGGTCGAATAGAAGGTCTTGTCTTTAAAAAGTGGTATGTAGTAAAGGAAGACTTTGCAGACAAAAAGTTAATAGGCTACGGCATTGACTTTGGGTTCACCAATGACCCTTCAACGTTAATAGAAGTGCGAATGCAGAATGACGAATTGTATGTCAAAGAGCTCATTTACGAAACAGGGATGACCAATCAAGACCTTAGCAATAGAATGCTAACGCTGGGGGTGAGCAAGTCTAGTTTAATTATTGCCGATAGTGCAGAGCCAAAGAGCATTGAAGAATTGCGGAGGCTAGGCTGGACCATTGATGGTGCAAAAAAAAGCCAAAATAGTGTGATGTTTGGCATAAATTTGCTAAAAGGTTATATGATTAACGTTGATGCTGGCAGCAAGAACTTAATCAAAGAGCTAGAGCAATACAAATGGAAAGTAGATAAAATGGGAAAGACACTAAACCAACCGATAGACAATTACAACCACGCGATTGATGCGTTGAGGTATTTGATTATGCATAAATTCAGCAAAAAAGGCTATGGAAAATACACAGTTATATAACATCACAGTCGGGCAGTATCAAGCCTTAAACGATATAGACCCTGAACTTTCTATAATAGAACAAAACATCTATGCAGTGGCAGCGATTAAGGACATAACCTATGAGCAAGCCTCTAAGATAAAGATGGGCGAGTTTAAGCGTATTGTAGAGGCTAT